GGACTCGCCCGCAGAGTGGAGCGGGAGGCTATTGGGAGACGAGACGATGAACCGCTACCACACAGCACACATGACCATCGACGAGCACTACGGCGATAGTATCCGCCTGGTCGGATCGTGCCGACCTGAGGACGCCCCGATTGGAATGACGGAGGCGGTGCTGATCATTGACGATTGCGATGGAACGACTCGTGACATTGGCCCGTACCCGGCTCGGGTCGGAGCGTACTGGTCGGACCAACGGCACGGGATGGCCGGCTATTACCTGCTGTTTGGCCCGATCCCTCTTGCCGATCTCAATGCAGAGTGGCAAGGAGAGGCGAGAGTCTATGCCGAGACGCGACGGTCTGCGGAATTTGCCGATTACGATCCGAGGGAACAGCTGACCGACGGAGCAAGGCAGATCCGCTAAGACCCGAGCCCGCTCTATTCTGACATTACCAGCGCGCCGCCAACGGGACCACGACGCATAGACCCTCGCCATCGGACGCCGACCTGGTCGCCGACGGGTGGCGCAAATGTGTGCCGGACATGCAGATGCCGGACGGACAGCGCGGGACACTATGGAGCCGTGACCGAGGGTATGTTGCCGAGGTATCTCACGCTTAGTCTTCGCTCTCCGTAGCTCTGGAAAGGAACAAAACATGATAGCTCGATTACACAACAACGGTTGCTCGGTGCGTGTAGACATGGGCAATACCGGAATGAACTGGCCGAATTGTCCAGGCCAAGAGCAACGCGGCTTCCCCTGGCTGTCGTTTGCCCGAGGCACGTGGCAGGCAGCAGAGGATTACGCCCGATCGCAGGGGGCGACCGAGATCGTCAGGACCGGGAAAGGAGCCGAACAGTGACCACGATGTTGGAGCAGCTCACACACGATGCCGAGAATCTCAGGGAATACGTCCAATGCGTAGAACCGGCTGGAGTGGCACGGGAATTGTCCGAAATCGCCGACCACC